ACTCAAGAGGATAATGGACACCAACATACGGAAACACGTCGCCAACGCGCACGATGGTGCCATCAACCATGGCGTGAGCCGTGCGCACACGTTCGTCTTGTGATGATAACCACTGGTGGTACTCAACACCCTCGGTCTTGAACGCATCGAAGCGCGCTGTGCTACTTATAGATCCGGTCTCGGTTCGCGCTATGGTTGTCGCATTTCCTCGGCGCTCCTCAATCACGTTGCCTATTTCTTCCTTGATCTTCTTCGCATACTCCTGTATGGTCCAGTTATTTGTTTCGCCCTCTGCTATAATGTCAACGAGATTATCCTTAACGGAGTCAAATGTGGTTTTGTTGATGCCGTATAGCACCTGTCGGCGCGCGTCAACCATGCTGTCTATCATCGGGTCTGTGACCTTCCATTCCACCAGGTCGCCGAGTTCTTCTTTCAGCTTTGCGCGGTCAGTCTTAAGCTGAGTCACAAGCTGCGGTCGGTACATGTTGACGATTGCGATATTCTCTTGCGTGAGGTCGATATTGAACATGTACGGACTCACGTTGGCCGTGTGCTCTGCCTTGTTCGACAGCTCCTTGCGCAACCATGCGTCAACCTTGTCTTGCATCTTGTTGCGCTGCGACAGAAACAGGTCGTTGATCTTGCGCTTGAAACTACGTTCTCCGGGATCAAGGACACGCTCGATATAGTCGGCGCTGATTTTGTCGCGCTCATCTTTGGTCAGTCGCACCACGATAGCCGGGGCGCTTTTCTCTGGCGCTGTAGGCGCGTTGGCTGGTCCACTATACGGCGTCGGCACCTTGGGCTCCTCATTGAGCCATGGGTAGTCCTTGAGGTCTTGCTCTGTCAGTTGCACATCGGTTAACCGTGCGGCCAGTGCGACAGGGAAGCGAGCGTCAACAAAGACCTTGAGCGCGTCCGCTTGTGGCTTGATGTCCTTTTTGAGCACTGGAATGCCCGACACATCTTCGACAATCTCGATTGGAGTTGACGGGTTGATATTGTTGACCCACTGAGAATTCAGAGCCTCAGTGATGTGTTGATGTCGTGGAAGATAAACATCTTCCATGAGCATGCGACGGCCCTCAACGATTGTCGCCATGTTGATCTGCTCGTAATTGCCGAGGGCAATTTTGTTGAGACCGAACACCGCGATTATCTCGTCACGCACGCTTTCTTTTTGAGAACTAAACTCCATGTCCTTGGCAGTATTGGCTATGGCTTGAAACTTGAGTCCGGCTCCGAGCACGGCCACACGGCGTGCGTTGCCCGGCCCGCCATTGCGCTCATACCAGCCTTTGCGGTACATGTCCATCTGCTCTTCGTTGAGATAGCCATCCGCAGAGAGGATGCCACTCGGCACCGCATCATTGTCGTACATTTGGCTATTCCACACGTCGCTCTTGATGTCCTGCATTACGGCGAGCTTGGCGGCTTGATATGCGGCAATACCCTCATACCAGTTGTATGGGTTGTAATTGTAAATGCGAATGATTTGGTGCGGCTCGTAGTCGATTCTTGACTCTGGAATGCCGGGGATCTGCCACGTCCAGCCCTTGAATACCTTGCGTCCGTTGGCATTGGTATTTTCCCATACTGTCACATAGTCAGAGCTATATGGATACATTGCGGCGGGGATGTCTCCACGCGCAAGATCAACCTTGGGATCTTCCTTCCCACTGTTGCACACGATGAAGCATTGCCCACCGGGCGAGTCCTTGCCCTGCAAGTCAAGACAGAGCGAGACCGCTTGCATAAACGTTTTGCCGGTCATCAGGTGGTTGGGCTTGGCAAAGAGCTTGGCGAGTTGAGGACTTTCAACCTTTTCTTGCGTCGCTATACTGCGGAAAATATTGGGGATACGCGCTACCTGCGAGCTGATGGCACGTGCGCATGCGTAAATAATCCATTGGTACTTGTAGGGATTTTTTTCGATCTCTTGTGATGTCAAGTTGCCGTTGCTACGAGAGCCGAAGAAAAATGTGGGTGACGGATTAGGGATGGTTGATTTGGTGACGGCGAGCGCCCTGCCCATGTGGTCGTAGAGAACCGGCATTGTCTCTGTTGTCTGCATTGGTGCTTCTCTCTTGGCCCTGCTATGTGAAACGAATGTTACAGCATCATAAGTTGGGGAGCGCTGCCTGTCAGCCTGTTGATTGCTTGGCTCATGGTGTCAACCATATCGTCGTTAGTGCCATTGGGAAACACATTACACTCGTGCATGAATTCATCTTTCCACGTTGCGCGCGCAGGGATGTACACGTTGCCGCTCTCGATGTGGTAGCTGATCGCACCTACACGCGCTTCCTTGTCTCCCTTGGGATTGATGGGGATGATTCCCGATACCTCATTGCGTAGTGTCGCGATTGCCGCCGGTCCGTTGGCCTTGTCTTCGATAAGCGTCTCTGTGGCTTCCGGATGACGAGCACGGAACGCCTTGATCTGACGTACGCTCTCAGGAAAATCCCACTTCCCGCGTACCTGGTCGATCATGTACAGATTGGCCCCGACCTTGCCCCATGCCTGACCGACTACCCACGATGTCCCTACGTCCTTGAATGTCAAATCCCACGACGTCAACACGCGGTCAAACTTCTCCGGCAGTCGGTCCCAGAGTTTCCACCAGTCGGTCTTGATGATGCCGCCCTCGCTTGGTGCCGGGCGCTGCTGATAGAGCGCATCGTACGTGCGTTGGCTTCTGGCCTTTTGGTCGAGTATGCTTTCCTTGCTGTGCTTTTCAGGCCATAGCGCGTCCCCGATCATGCGCGGATCTTCATCGCTGTCGCCCTCTTCCTTGAGTGCACGGAAGCGCAACACCTTCCACTTGTCACCTTCGGCTGCGAGAATGCGTCCTGCGAGGTCATCTTCATGCCAGCGCGTCATGGTAAGTAGCACGCGCGAGCCATTGTTGAGGCGCGTCGAGAACACGTCTGTATACCACTCCCATAAACGAGCTCGTGATACTGGAGATGCTGACTCCACAGCGTCTTTCACCGGGTCGTCAATTACTCCAATGTCAACGGTCTTGCCGGTCAGTGGCCCACCGATGCCGACACTTTCATAGCGCCCACGATGGCCGACGATCTCGAATGCATCGCTGTTGCGCAGGTAATTGCCCTGCGAGTTAGAGACTACGTTCTTGCTGCTGAGCTGAGAGTCAGGGAATACACGCCGGTAGATGTCGCTGTCAATGATGCGCTGCACGTCGCGGTTGAATCGTGAGGCGAGGTCAGCAGTGTGCGAACACCCGGCGAACATGAGATCCGGATTGCGACCGAGGGTGAACGCGGGAAAGCACCGGGAGACAATCTCGGTTTTCCCGTGCTGCGGTGGGGTGAATATCATCAGCCGCTTGATGTTGCCCTTTAACATTTCGTCAAGGGCGTCGCACATCTGCCGGTGATACCATTGCATGCGGTAGTGCGAGCGTACGAAGCGCGTGAAGAAGCGCATACTGCGGTGCGCATAGCGGGCCCCTATGGACTCATAGGCTTGCGTGAGCGTGATGGGCCGCTCGATGGATGGCCGGGTGTCTATCTCGCCAGGGCCGTCCTCGTCGATGGCGTCACTGTCGGTATCAAGACAGTCTTGCATTCTGGATCACCTCGAAAATCTTTTCTAACTGCTCCGGGGAAATTTTGCTCTCGTCAACATTGACAACCGTAGGGGCCATGTCCTTGCCGTTAGTGGTCATGTCGATGGACTGTGCGGCCTTGCCTTCTTGACGGTCAGCTACGAGCTGCGCGGCTTTAACGTCACCAGCTAACGCAAGTTCGTACATCTTGCGCCACATGGCGTATTTCTTCTTGACAGTTCCACCGCGTAAATCGGGTATAGATTCCGCGCCGATGGTTTCGAGTATCTCGCGGATACCGTGATTCTTACATCCGACAGGTTTTCCAGCGGGGTTGCCGGACTGTCCCTTGATGAAAGGCATTGAAGTCCGTTGAAAAGATAGACGAACCACATAGCGCCACTTGTGCTATGTTAAGCGCTATGCCTACAGGTAAAATAAGCGCTTGTGTGCGGATTGTGTCACTCGGGCTTGCTTTCTGTTTGTCATTGTAGTATATTTTGTCGTAGTTGTTTTTGTACTCACGAGTATAGAGGTATTGCCATGACGACGAAAGAAGAGGACATGCTGAGGATGCGCGTGGATGCCGTAGGGCGCAAGCGGGTGGCCGCTGACATGGGTATCGAGTATACGGTGCTGTCACGGTGCCTGACGGGGTTTCAGCGGCTCACACCGGCGCGGAAGGCTGAGATAGAGGCCTTGCTGTCGAGGTACGAGGGTCAGGCCACTGTATAAATGCAATACCGCGCGCGTGTGTGCGCGGGGGAGTAACGGCAGGTGTCAACCGACACACATGTACCTATTATGCAAAAATCAAAAGACATAACTTGGACTGAAGACGAAAATCATTGCTGGATATGTACGTCACACAAACCAATAACCGCGACATGACGCGACATGACGCGACCAGACCGGACCTGACATGACTGGACTGGACACGACAAGCCTTCTCAAGCACAATCGTGCTATCTCCTTGGGGGCGAGGATAGCGCGACCGGACAAGACGAGACTAGACTAGACA